AACCTAATGGCATATGATGTCTGTGGTGTTCAACCCATGAACGCTCCCACAGGACTCATCTTTGCTATGAAGGCAAAGTATCTCACTCAGGGCGGAACCGAAGCACTCTTCAACGAAGCATCCACTCACTTTGCAGGTGGTTCTGCTGATCATGTCACTAATGACGCTCTTGATCCGCTACTCACCGTTTCGCAAAGTGCAGGTATCGGTGGTTCTACTTTCGGTGGAGCAATGACAACCGCGACCGCTGAAGGTCTTGGTGATGTTGCTGCAAACAACTTTAACGAAATGGCGTTCTCGATTGATCGTCAGTCCGTTACTGCTAAGACTCGCGCCCTCAAGGCAGAGTACACCACTGAACTCGCTCAGGATCTCAAGGCAGTTCACGGTCTTGATGCAGAAACTGAACTCGCTAATATTCTCAGCACTGAAATTCTTTCTGAGATTAACCGCGAAGTCATTCGTAACATCTACCAGACCGCTAAACTCGGCGCACAGCAACCCGACCTACTCCACAAGGGTGCAGGTTCAACTGGTGAAGCGATCGCTGCTGGCGGTTCCGCTGGTCTTTCTGGTGCTTACCAGAGCAATGGTGCAGGACTCTTTGATGTCGGTGGTATCTACGACCTTGAACTCGATTCAGACGGTCGTTGGTCCGCAGAGCGTTTCCGTGGTCTAGTCTATCAGATCGAACGTGAAGCAAACGTCATTGCCAAGGAAACTCGTCGCGGTAAGGGTAACATTCTTATCACTACCTCCGACGTTGCTTCTGCTCTTGCAATGAGTGGTTTCCTCAACTTGACTCCAACTCCAAATGTTCCCAATATGCCTGATGATACTGGTAACACTTACGTTGGTACTCTCAACGGTAACATCAAGGTCTATGTTGACCCCTACTCCGTTGCAGGTAAGGATTACTGCTGCGTAGGTTACAGAGGTTCCTCGCCATACGATGCTGGTATCTTCTACTGCCCATACGTCCCACTCCAGATGGTTCGTGCGGTCGGTGAGCAGACCTTCCAACCCAAGGTTGGATTCAAGACTCGATATGGTATGGTCAGCAACCCATTCGTTTCGGATGGTACTGATCGTTCGGATCCAGCAAGCACTGCTGCGGTTCGTAGCAACCAATACTACAGAATCTTCCGTGTTGATCGACTACACGGCGTATACGGCACCAACGCCTGATACTAATTCTTAGGTAAACTGAACGGAACAGGGAGAGGGTAAAACCTCTCCCTGTTTCTTTACCTACATACTTGTATGAGTACACCTCCAAAAAGACAAAATCCTTTTGTGGACAGTAACTTTGTTGCTGGGTTTACTGGTGGCAGAGAGAATCTTGCAAAAGAATCTGTTCTTGATAGACAACCGGTTAGTCAAAACTACATCTATCCACCGTATTTTCAGTTTGTTGTTTCTGCTTTGCCTCAGATGAATTATTTCATTACAAAGGCAAACCTACCAGATTTTGGTTATGACTCTGCTTTGATTCAAGATAATCGTTTCGCTTCCATCAAGCATCCTGCCAGTAAACTAGGTTTTCAGAACTTAGAAATATCTTTCTTGGTAGACGAAGACATGAGTAACTGGAGAGAAATTTCAAATTGGATTAAACGAACTAGTGTAATAGATGATCATTTTGACATCGACGAAAACACCAAAGATCACTTCTGTGACGGTACTCTGATTGTTACGAATAGTGCCATGCAACCAAATATTGAAGTGTTGTTTAAAAATATGTTTCCTATCAGAATCACTGGATTTCAATTTGATAGTTCTGTTACAGAGTTAACTCCGTATGAATCAACGGTCACGTTTGCCTATGATTACTACGAAATTAAGAAACTGTGAATTAATTCCTTGACTTGACCAAAACCTCGTGTAGACTCTGAGTGTCAACGAAGGAAAAGGGAAGAAGTATTAGGACTACATTATGATAAACTTTAGAGATTTAGATAATCTGCTTGGCAGCACATCGGTAACCGTTAAAAATAAAAAGTACACGGTGGTTCTTCGTGATTTGATACCCGACCTATTGGGTAAAAATATCGAAGTCCTTCCCACATCAATTGATGAGTTTTTTGATTTGTTTGATGATGATGAACTTTTACTACATTGCAGAGATCCCGAAACTGGGTTCATACACAACGACAATTCGGTTACCATTAAATCAATTGAAGATGTTTTTGGTTTTGATTGTTATGTGTACCACTATAATAATCACGAAAAAAATAAACAAGATCTCGTAAGAGAGACACAAAAAGAAGTTTTAACTGATCCAAAGGATATGGAACAGTTCGAGCAAACGAATAAAAAACAGTCTTTTCTGAAACGAGATTCTTCGTCTGTTAATGATCTACGTTCCGCGTATATGTCTTGCTATGATCATTTTTATAAAATTGTTCTCTCTGGCAAGTATATCGATAATTTAGATATAACCCAGTCGTGGGCAGTCCATACAAAACCGAATGATATTAATAAAGAACAACACCCCATGAGATATCATACTCATTACATGTCTCCTGTATGTTCTGTTTATTATCTACAATACGAAAAGGGGACAGGTGGACTTTTTTCTCTTGAAAATCCTATACGCCACCGCTATAATGATATCATGCAGTTTGAGATGCTGAGTAATATCGGAGTTAATTCTGGGTGTAGAATGTCAAAGGAAATTGAAATAGAAGAGGGAGATATTGTTGTGTTTCCCGGCGGTCTCCGACATGCAATCACGCCATACACTGGAAATAAAACTAGGATATCCATTGCCTCGAACTCAATTGTTTCTCCTATACGGAGTGGTGAAAATAAATATCTCTTTAATGTGAGTGGTTATGAACTTTGATAAAATAAAACAGATGGTCTTACAAGACTGTGAAATCGACGAAACCCAACTGGACACGGAGTCACTACGTCTCCCCCAGTTACATAATAAATATCTGAATATCTACTTGGACACTAAACTTATTCTTGAGAGAAAACAGAATGAGTTCAATCGGTTGCGTCGTCTCAAGTGGGAATATTACACAGGAAAGATGGACGCTGAAGTTCTTGAACACATGGGGTGGGAACCATTTGATCTTAAAATCCTGAAACAAGACATTGCCATTTACATGGATGGTGACGATGACCTGATTACTCTACAGGAACAGGTTCGTTATTACAAGGAAATGTGTGCGTACCTTGATGCAACCGTTAAAGAAGTTACATATCGTCACAATAAAATCCGCAATGCTATTGACTGGAAAAAATTCTTAGGAGGACAATGATGAGTACACTTAAGTTAATGCAGAATTTGGATATGTTCGGGTTTCCTGTATGTGTGTTCAACAATCCCGTTCATGAAAAATATAAAGATGCTTTATTACAAGAAAAAGAAATTAATAAGGTATCATGTCCAGTGGGAAGTGATACTCCCCACACTTACATGACTGGCATACACGATGAAGTCCAGTTTATAAAAAGAGAGTCCGAATCAATGTCTTCCCTTCGGGAAGTTTTTAACGCCTGTCTTGATTATTATTATAATGATGTGCTTAAAACCAAATTTATTAAGGGTACTTCGTGGGAGTATCTTCGGTCTTGGTGTTTTTCTTCAACAGAACATTATCATTCAGAGAGAGAACAACACTTTCATGGACATTGGATGTCTTGCGTGACTATTCTTTATTACTTGGACTATCCTCCGGGATCTGGTGGTTTGTCTTTTAAGAGCGATAATAATAAAAATAGTGCTTTTTATTATGTTGAACATGAAGGATTGAATAATATAAAAACTGTTCAAGCACAGGAGGGAACTGTCATGTTATTCCCAAGTTGTTTACTCCACGCTGTAGAGAAGTCTTCATCAGAGGCATATTCAAAAAGGTCTACGATAGTGGCAGATACATGTCCAAGTGTTATCGATCCTTGCCCCCACGACCTTGCGATGAACGCTATTCGTATAGAGAGAGTTCCACTTTCACTAGTTTAGTTCCCTAAATAAAGGGATGAGTGACCTTTTAATAGAGAATGTTGATACGGTAAATGTTAGGGTTCGCTGTGAACGTAGTATCGCAAAAGAACTCTCTGATTACTTTACATTCAAAGTCCCCGGTCATGCCTATATGCCTGCGTACAGAAAACGCATATGGGATGGACAAATCAAACTCTACAACATGTTCTCTCAGCAGATCTATGCAGGTCTTGAGAAGTATGTCCATCGCTTTGCAACTGAGCGTGGATATAAGGTAGAGGCAGAACCAAGAAAACCGCATTCATTTACTACAGACAGTGTTCGATCCTATATGGAAGATCATTTAACACTGTCTATTGGTGATAAACCTATCAAACCCCATGAACATCAGGTGAACGCCGTCACGCACGCTCTGAGGGACGACAGGGCGTTGCTAGTGTCTCCCACGGGTTCGGGTAAGAGTCTAATCATTTACGCTCTTATGCGTTACCATTTGGATAAAATAGAAAATAACAGAAAGATCTTGATCATCGTTCCAACCACCAGTCTGGTTTCGCAGTTGTACTCCGACTTCTCGGACTACTCCAAGATTTCGTCGTGGCAGGTGGATCAGAATTGTCATAAAGTCATGGCGGGAGTCCCGAAGGATGATATCAAGCGAAGAGTGATTATCTCTACATGGCAGAGTATCCATAAACAACCAAAGGAATACTTTGATAAGTTTGCAGCAGTATTCGGTGATGAATGTCACTTGTTCAAAGCAAAGTCTCTAACGGGTATAATGACTAAACTAGAGGACTGTCCAGTCCGTATAGGAACCACTGGTACACTTGATGGTTCTCTCACACACAAGTTAGTTATTGAGGGGTTATTTGGTCCTGTACATCAGGTCACAAAAACAAAAACGCTGATGGAAAGAAAACTCTTGTCAGAGTTGAAGATAGATGGTATACTGTTAAGACATAGCGAAACGGTTCGCAATGAGATGAAGCGAAGCACATACCAAGATGAAATTGACTTCATCGTGCAGAACCAAGAACGGAACAAGTTTATCTGTGATCTTTCCTCGAACCTCAAGGGCAATACCCTCGTACTATTCCAGTTCGTTGAGAAGCATGGTAAAAAACTGCACAAGATGATGGAAGAAAAGAATCCAGATAAAAGAGTCTTCTTTATACATGGTAAGGTTGAAGCAGATCTACGAGAAGAAGTCAGGCGTATTGCCGAAAAAGTAGAGGACGCAATCATTATAGCATCATATGGTACATTTAGTACCGGTGTATCTATCAAAAGACTACATAATATTGTGTTCGCTTCACCATCGAAGAGCAGAATTCGTGTGTTGCAGAGCATCGGTCGTCAGTTAAGAAAGTCGGAGCATAAAGATGTCGCAAAACTCTATGACCTTGCAGATGACCTATCTTGGAAAAAACACAAGAATCACACCCTTCGTCACTTTGAAGATCGACTTAAGATCTACGAAGGCGAAGGTTTTGAACACAAAATAATCAGAATCAATCTGAAGGAGGATTCACATGTCTAATAATTATAAAGTCCTTAAACTAAGAAGCGGTGACACTATTGTCGCAGAACTTATTGAAAATTCAAAATCACATATTCGTGTAAACAGACCGATGGAATTGAAGTATATGCATTTCATTGATGCACTTGGTCGGAAGCATGAAACATTGATCCTTGTAGATTGGTTAAAATCAACAACAGTGAATACAGTTAAACTAGAAAAAGACTTTACCCTTGGAATATTCACTCCAAGTCCTGATGTTGTTCAGTCATATAATCAACAAAAAGACTTAGAAGATCATGGTGGGAAGATTCCATCAAGAAAAACCTTTGGTTTATTTAATAAAGAAAACCAAGAGGGGTTGGAAAGTCTAATAAACAAAATGGAAGAAGAGTTTAAAAACATAGACATGGATCGTTTGGAAGAAATGATTCAAGATCAAGTTGAAGAGGGTGCAGAGGATCTTATCGAAGAAATAATAGAAAACGCTGCACAAGAAAGAGTTATAAATGAAGAGTCGCATCATGATTATGGGACAAGTTATGTTGACTGGTCTCCTAATCCTGAAGATTATCTTTCTTAATTACTTTACAAACACTAATGTGTATGGTATACTTAGAAGTAAATAAGGTGTAACCCGATGAGCGATAAAGATAGTCACTACGTTGACAACCAAAAATTTCTAGAAGCAATGACTGAGTGGAAAGAGCAAATTAAAGTTGCTGAAGAAATTGGCGAAAGTAAACCACCCGTATCTGAATATATTGGTGAGTGTTTCCTTCTCATTGCTGAAAGATTATCAATGAGAGCAAATTTCATTAATTACCCATTCCGAGAGGAAATGGTAGGTGATGCAATTGAAAACTGTCTTATGTACGCAAGCAATTTTGATCCCGCAAAATCAAAGAATCCGTTTTCGTATTTTACTCAAATCATTTATTATGCTTTTTTACGTCGTATTCAAAAAGAGAAAAAGCAAAGTTATATAAAGTACAGAATTATTGAGTCTGCCGATCATATGGGAGACATTGCTAGAATTCTCGATCCAGAAAAAACTACAGGTAATCCATACGCAGAATTTTTCAAACTGACAACAAAAGACATAGACAACTTCACTCCTAAAAAGAAAAAGAAGAAGTCCTCTACCAAAAAGAAAAAGACTGATGGAGATGATAAATGCGAATCGCTATTCTGACTGATACTCACTTTGGTGCGAGAAATGACTCGCAACAATTCTTAGATTATTTTCTTGGTTTCATTGAAAACCAATTCTTACCAGAGTGTGAAAAACAAAACATAGACACTGTGTTACACTTGGGTGATCTTATGGATCGTCGCAAGTTTGTTAATTTCAATACACTTAATCAGGTTCGAGAGAGGTTCATCGAGAAACTCGAAGAACGAAATATTAAGATGTATTGTCTTATCGGTAACCACGATACTTATTTTAAGAACACAAACGAGGTCAATTCTCTAACAGAACTGTTTGGTAAAAGATATGATTGTTTTATTCCAATCGATAATCCTACGGACATTACATTGGGCGGCAAAGTCTTCGGTATGGTCCCGTGGATAAACAAAGAAAATAAAGAAGAGTGTGATGAATTTTTAAAGAACAGTAAAGCAGATATCGTGTGCGGTCACTTTGAACTTTCTGGTTATGAGGTTCTTCGGGGTGTTAAGTTTGATGGTGGAATGAGTGACAATCTTCTTCGTCGATTCGATGAGGTGTGGTCCGGACATTTCCACATGAGACACAGTAAAAACAATGTTCGATATCTAGGAACACCATACCAGATTACATTCTCAGATCTTCACGAACAAAAAGGATTTTATGTCTACGACACAGAGTCTGGAGACTTAGACCACATTGAGAACGATGAGAGAATGTTCCTACATATTGATTACACAGATGAAACTAATATTGATGACTTGTCTGAATATGAAAACAAGTATTTGAAATTGTTTGTGCGTGAAAGAAAAAGTCAAAGTAAATTT